CATAAATTTTCCATTATTATTTCTGACGTGTATCCAACTTTATTTACGATATTATACCAATGAATACTTCTACTGTGATTACTACAACTACGGGATTTGTTCTTACCTATACCTATATAAAACACATCTCCCGTGTCATTTCGTCTGTGTCTATATACGAGTGCCATCTTCAATCTCCGCTTTAATAAGAACACGTAATCGTTTTGAAACAGAATATCCAAGTGCATCACATCTATCCTTAAATGAATCTCTTAATTCTTCACTCACACGAACTATTATTTGTTTATTATTTTTCATAATGTATATCATTTGTTATACATATAAATATAAGAAAAATAAATTTTCATACGATTTACCAAGGATTATTTGGTAATTTCACCAATGTAATTTTACAATCTTTTAATTCAGTTTTTATAATTTCTTTAATTCGTTTCTTATCTCCACCAGCAAGACCAGCCCCTATAACATATGGTAAACCAATATGCTTACCCTTAAACGTATGATTAATCTTTCGCATACATAATGTAAGTGCCTCATAATCAAGTGGCTTAAATCGAATACCCGGTCTGTTCTGTGTATATGAATTTACTACTGCCATATCGAATTCAAAGAAATCAAATTCAGATGTTCCACCAGTAAATGTTTTAACTACATAATCTATATTACCCAATTTCAAAGGTGATGGTCCCTGTAATTCCATTGGGAACTGAGATACATCAAATGTGAAATTCATAGGTACTGCAATTCCAGCACCCATGTTACTCATACAATTACAACCGTGTGTAATTACATCAAATTTTCCTTTTTTTGCGAGTAAGATTAAATCCCCCTCTATTTCATTATACATAGTTTCTTCATTTAATAATTGCTTAGCCTCACATTCCATAAGTTCAGCTATACTACCAGTATACTCACTTGTTATATTATCTAATAACCCAGTTTCTTCCCACTTCTTTAGGACTTCATCTACATTACCAGACTCTATATTTTTGATATGTTCTAATTTATTGTATTTTTTTTTCAATGTATTGTTATTTTATCGTGTGCATAATATGTAATAAATATTGCTCTAACTTGTTCAAATGTATGTGGATTATATACCAATGGTGCATTTGCAACTTCTAATAAATATAATTCCTTTGCATTTTCTTTAACCTTGATATCTATTAAAAATCTATCAATTGCAGATAAACCCACATCATCAATTGTGTATTTTACACTCTTACATTTATGATATTTTTGTTCTACATTGATATCACCATTACCAAGCTGAGTTTCTTCTAATAATATAAGATGTGCATTAGCTATATGATATACTTTCATTATCGACCTACTTCTGTTATTATTATGAATTCACAATTAAGGAACTTGGTTATTTCGTTTTGTCTTTTCAAATCCTTTTCTATTTGGTATTTATGTGTACTTTCATAATACTCTATAACTATATTTTTATCCTTACTATACCCATCTACCCAATAACCTAATTCTTTAATATGATATTCACCACCGTTTTCTGCATGCTGTAAATCTAATATTCCAAGTTCATTAGCTTTTTGTTCTATAATTGATATTGAATTTGGATTATAATTTGGCATCATTTGTCCGACTCTATTTTCTATCCTATCAATCGCTGATACTCTCATTTGTTTTTTATGATTATCAGTTTTAACCCTTCCCTTTAATGCCTTTCCTACTTTTATAGATATTATATTCAATGTATGTTTGGTATGGGTTTTGCCAAAAAATGGATTTAATTTACCAACTCTACCATACATACCATTACGTTCACCTGATAATGATTGGTTTGATTTTACTGATTCTCTCCATTTTTGTATATGTTCTTCTGTTTTTATATTTCCTCTGAACCTATCTCCACATGCCGTAGCAACCTCGTTTGAATGAGTTTTGCCAAAAAAAGGATTTTTTTCGCCCAAGCGAGAACAAACAATACATAATGTAGTTTTATCATTAGCAACCTGCCAACCTTGTTTTGATTTATATATCTTTTCTGTCTTGCAATTCGGACAATTTCTCACCCATTTCTTTAATTCTTTTTTCATAATACATTTTCAGTTGATGGGTATTATGTTTATCTTTATTTTTTTCATACCACCGATGCCATCTTGCAAGTTTTGCTTCATGGATTTCTTCATCAGTATGATATTTCTTCTTTCGTCCCATCTATATATAAATATAAAAGTTTTATAAAAATCGTTTGATTATAGTAAAAAGTTATTAACAATTATCGACCTACATCAGCCAATCGCTGCTCTTTAAAATCTTCCCACGATGTACCTATACCATCAACATAATATAAACACTCAGGTTTAATTCTACCTTGGTCATGTAATTTTGTATATCTACTGATTGCTTTTCGTTTCCACCACTTCATAATATATTCCTTCCCATCAGCGAACTTTGGTTTCATACTCAATTCTTCTTCTGGTATTCTACTGCATAAAAAATCATTGCCATTTTCATACATAAATGCAGCGTACACACCGCGACGGAAACCATGATTATATGTTGTGGATTTTATACCAATTTCTTTGAATATCTGAGATAAGATTTTTTGTTTAATCCCACTTACAGGTCCACTCGCACCCTCACCAGTTCCCATACTCTTACCATTTCGAATTCTCTCATTCGTAATAGCCTTAGCATACCACTCAGCTCTGTTGGCTTTTAACCATTGATGCCATGGGTCATAGAATTTATCATCAGGTTTAGTTGAAATTAAACCCTTTGATTCTCCTAATGTTTTGTAATGTGGAATGCCATTGTATTGTGAATGAATACCATATAATGAAGTTGTACCAACTGCAATTAAAGTTTGTCCATAATTCTCTTTCCAATAATTTCTAACCTCTGGTAATGTAATCATCATTGCGATTAACTTTCCACCTAAGAAATTATAACCTAATGGCTGAGTACATACAAGTGTTGATGCAATTGTAGTGTGATTTAATTTTCCCTCTTTGAATTTATTATCCTTAGTCCAACCAATATATTTATCACGTACACCAAGCGAAGTAACATCAGATGCAAGCGATGCTTGACCTAATAATTTTCCACTCGTTCTATCTAAAATGAATATCTTTACATTCCTACCCGGATTTGCAACCCAACTCATCGTGTGAATCATTCTACGAATATGTGTCCATTTTGTAGATTGGTCTGCACCATGTACGATTTCTACATACGGGTCTAAAGCATCAATTTCCTTGATTGTCTGTTCCTTGTTGTAAATATCAGTTGGTTTCCATTGCCAGTCGTAAAACGTAGCCATGGTTGATTTATTCTTAATTGTAGCTGGCTCCTGCAACTCTATATATTTTTTATAAAGGGTCTGCTCCTCGACAGACATGGTGCTTAAATACTCCATATTTTCTATGAGGGCGGCCTTTTGTTTTTCAAAATCAAACGTTTCGGTGTAGTCGCCAGTATCCCAGAATGCTGTCATATTTTTATTCTTTTATTATTATAAATTTACATTTCAGTAAATCTGTTATTTCTTTTTGTCGTTTCATATCCTTTTCTATTTGTTTACTATGATGTCTTTCATAATACTCAAACACTATATTTTTATCTTTACTATAACCATCTACAAAATAACCGAGCTCTTTAATATGATATTCACCTCCATTCTCGGCGTGCTGTAAATCATTTATACCAAGTTCCTTTGCTTTTGCTTCAAGTATTGATATTGATGATTTGTTATAGTTTGGCATTATTTGACCAGCGCTTCTTTCTATTTCAGCAATTCTAACTATGCGATGTTTTTTGCAAACTTCTTTACTATAATGCTTACCACGCATAGAAGAACTTTTACCATACATAGAGTTATTTTTACCAGTATTAAGTTTACTAAATAACTCTATATTTTCTTTAGTGTGAGATTTTCCTTTAAATGGATTATACTTGAGTTTAGCTTCACTCATTTTTTGTATAGTTTCTGGCGTATTTTTTCTTCCATAATTAGGATTATCTTTTCCAAATTTACCAAACATCGGGTGATATTCTTTAGGCTTCCCATACATCGGATGATTTTCACCAAGTTTCGAACATGGTTTACAATTTGAATTACGTTTTATTGCCCGATTTAATGTTTCAGTTCCTTTATAATTCAATATCGTTCCGCAACTCGGACAATTTCTCTTGTATTTTTTTGGATCGTCTTTCATAATATTCTATCATACGTTGAGCATTATGTTCTGTTTTGTTTTTATTATACCAAGTTTTCTGCTTTTTTCTATTAGCTTCTTTTTTTTCTTCTTCTGTATGATACTTTTTCTTTCTTCCCATCGTACATATATAAATATAAAAGTTATACAAAAATAGTTAGTTTCAATGTTAACAAATTGTTAAGAAATTGTAAATAAATTAATTCCATATTATAATATTTTCCAATGTTTAAGACTGTTTTTCCAATACAATCTCTCTGTTATTTTCTTTGTGTTTAATCTCTCTATTTTACCATCTAAATAATCAACGATAAATTTCATAAACTCAGCCTTGCCCTCGTATAACCAAGGATAATCTTCGCCAACCATTTCTTCGTAACATAAGTTCTTTGGTAATAAATAAGGTACATTCATACTCAATCCATCCGTTGTACTCATACTCCAAGCTGAATACTTTCCGAAACATCCTACACCAATATCAGCACTACCAACATTATGTAAATATTTATCTCTATCAACCGCTCTTATTGATTTAATGTACGGTCTTTCTATACTTGAAATTGAAGTTAAAACTGTGAAATCCTTACGAGTTTCCCATAATTTATCCATCTCTTGAAAAAACCATTTCGAACCTGTATATGGATTATCTCTGTGATTAAATAATATAGTCTTTGGTTCTACTTTACCCTCTTTCCAAGGCTCTGTTCCTAAATACCACGGTTGTATAATCCTATCCAAATTAGCCAATTCCTTTTCATTAAAATGGTCTGCTGCCCGTTTTAATACCATTTGCTTAACCCATTCTGAATTTACACCACAAGTTTCCATCTTTAACATACCAGCTACATTGTTTATAAAACTGTTGTGTTGATATCCACCGTTTTCAGGGATTTCCCACCAATGACAATAACCGAAAACCTTTTGTGTTACACGACTGTATCGTCTAACAATAAGTAATTGGCTTGTCCATTCTGGTAAATGTGACCAAATTACATCAATATCTTCTCTAGCCATTATGTTATTGAAGAATCTTGTTGGAAATTGAGTTCTCATAACAGGGGGAAATGAACTCACATCCCCCATATTTATAAGTCTAACATTTGGAAATTTTACAAGCGATGATGGTACATAACCATCAGGATATGGAATAAGAAATTCAGTATCGTTATGTTCCGTATTTTCAAAAAACGAACGAACTACCAAAACAAATGAATCTGCATTGATATTTTTCTTAGGGCCGAAATATGTGTAATTCGGCACTATAAGAACTCGTTTTTTATATACGGTATCACTACCTTCCCAAAATTTCATATTTGCCATTTATGAATTTATTTCAACTAAAAAATAATCACTTTCGTATTCATCTATTTCGAAATGAATGTGAGCTAATCCTTTTGAAGAAATTTCTAAAGTTGCATCATTAGCCTCTTTATTAGCAACCAAGATTTCTTTCAAATAAGTTGAAGAAAATGAAATTGGTTTTGTGGTTTCTGGACATTCACAATCTACATCAATAGTAATTCTGTTTGTATTGATGCTCGAATAACCCAATATGATTTGAGATTTTCCATTGTTAGTTACAAATGTAAACGTGTTTTCATCTGCTAAAGCTCCTTTTGCTCTAATAAACTTCATGATAAAGTTTTGGTCAAGTTTGATTTTGATATCAAACGGTGGTAATTGTTTTAAATCTGGAACTGTTGGAATTATTGATAATTCAGCTAACATATAATTTACAGCCGTTGAACCATCTTTGAATTTTAATGATGCCGCTTTATCATTTACAGTTACCAAGTTGAATTCAACATCATTACCAAGTACACTTAGCATTTTTGTTAGTTTTGATGTATCATATACACCGAATTTTGAATCTTCATATTGAAAATCTTTCATTGATACTGAACCTAATACAGATTTATCATCTGAAATGAATGATGTCTTTAATACATTCGCTTCGGTTTCCCATTTTACAGATTCAACAAGTCCCGCAAGATTGTATCTACTAATAAATTTGTTTAATTTTTGTTTTTCCATTTTTGTTATTTATAATTATTTTTTATTTGTACTAATATACGGATAATATTCCAATTATCCTAATTTTTTCGTGTTTATTATTTGAATTTCCATTTATACCCAAGTGATGTTTGTTGCCTACCATTTAGTGCGGCTGAAATACATGTTCTATCTACATTAAGTTCATTTGCCGCTTCTTGTATAGAATACCATTCCCGTATAAATTCTCCATCAACTGAATACTGTAAAATCATCTTACTCATATTACGCTTATGTTCCAATGTAAATTTTGGTCTATGCTTACCGAGCTTTGCAATTCTCATTTTTTCCTTACTATCCTCGGTATGTTCTCTACCTTTATTTGATTTACCGTTTTTTTGCCTTGACAAATATAGTTTATTATGTTTCATATATTATTATAAATTTACATCCAAGTAAATCTGTTATTTCGGTTTGTCTTTGTACATCCTTTTTTATTTTCTTTCGATGGTTCTTTTCATAATACTCAATAACTATATTTTTATCCTTACTATACCCATCTACCCAATAACCTAATTCTTTAATATGATATTCCCCACCATTTTCAGCGTGCTGTAAATCATCTATTCCAAGTTCCTTTGCTTTTTGCTCGATAATGGGTATTGATGAAATATTATAATTTGGTGTCATTTGCCCTCCTTTTAATAAAACAGTTTCGGTATATTTTATCATGGAAATTCTCATTTTTAATTTCGTTTCAGGTGAATGAGTTCTTCCAGTATTTGATATTGAATTTTTTTTAATACTTTCTTTCGTGTGCTTCTTTCCAAAAAACGAATTATTGATACCCATTTGTCTACTACTCATTTTTTGAATTGATTCATCAGAATGCTTACGACCAATTTGAGCTTCACTCATAATTTTACGATGTTCATCTGTAATAATTTGCTTACTTCGTTTTTCTTTTATTTTATCAATTACCTCTTTAGTATGATGTCTGCCAAACATATAATTGTTTATACCAACTCTACATCCAGTTTGTGCACACGAAGCGCATTTAATATTATTATCAATTGAGCGTTTTAATGATATTTTATTTTTATAAATCTGCTCGTTGCCACAATTCGGACAAGATTTTTTATATATTAGTTCTTCCATAGTTATATCCCCCTATGTATAAGTATAAGAAAAAAATAAAAGTGGTAAAAAATAGTTAAGAAAAATCAAAAAATTTACCAGCATCCTTTTCTCTACTCAACACTTGCCCCCAACCTACCGCTGTGTAAAAATCTTGTAATTTGTGCCCAAGTTCCCTTTCAAATAATTTATCATGATCAATATACGTTGTAATGAAATCAAGTATTTCTTTTGGGTCTTGATATCCTGTAAATCCCAATCCATCTAATCCTAATGGATTTGTTTTCAAATATACCCACTTGATTTTATCCCCACCTTTCATTGGAAAGTATTTATATGGACAATCAAAATGGTTAAGTAAATCATTATAAACGATTGCTGCCTTTACGTGTGCAGGCGCTCCTTTTGCTGTTTGGAATATACGTCTTTCACCTTTTGGGAAATACTTCTTTAAATCCTTTACTGCTGAGTTCTTAGCTATATTTTGAATAGGATGCGTTGTCATTGAATCCTTAAACTCTCTAACATAATCAGTTACTTCTTCTTCCGTTTTACCTTTTAATATATCAATTAAAACATCTCCCATTACTTTTTGAAATGCCTTTGGGAATGAAGAACGTTTTACATCCAATCCCTTTACATCTAATTTATCACACGGTACACCGTTATCTGAAATAATCCACTGTGCATACCTCTTTTTCTTAATCCATAAACCAGACTTCGCTACATATTCCTTTTTGATTTCTAATCTGTGGTCTTGAACATTTAAGATTTTATCTGCAAAAATATCATAAAAATCATTTAAATAATCTTGCGATTCTCCTGCTATACCATCAACCATTATTGCAATATCAGCATCAGATTGTGTTTTCCAATCAGGTGTGCGTTTATCCATTATTGGAACAGCACTAAAAAATACTGAATCGGTTACGTATCGATGTAGATGTTGTGGTCAAGTATTCGACCATCAACAACCGCATCGACATTTTTTGTTTTTATTGATTTTACAATCATAGTTATTATTCTTTTATTATTATAAATTCACAATTAAGGAATTCTGTTATTTCGTTTTGTCTTTGCAAATCCTTTTTCTTTATATTATTATGATGTCTTTCATAATATTCAATTACAATATTTTTTTCTTTACTATATCCATCTACCCAATATCCAAGTTCTTTTATATAAAATTCACCACCATTTTCTGCATGTTGTAAATCAGTTATTTCTAACTCGTTAGCCCGTTTTTCTAATATTGATATTGCGGAAATATTATATCTTGGTATCAACTGACCTCCACCTAATTTAGCTTCCTCAATATATTTTATAGCAGATAACCGCATTTTCTTTAATTCTTCGGGTCGTTTTTCTCTTTTATAATTTCCATTATCAATACCATTTCTAGCCTTTTTAGCAGATACAGCTTCATTCATTTCATCAGCTTTTTGTTTTCCAAATTTAGTAACCCAAACATCGTAATATGAACTTCCATAATTACCATTTGTAATACCAATACTTCCTCGTTTTTTATTATATTCGTTGTATTGTGTTATATTCCAACCATACTTTTCCTTTTTATATTCATATGAGTTTGAATGTGCCTGTTTATCTTTATAAATTTGCCACTTTACCTCACCATCTATTTCACCATGACGTGTTATAAAATTTTCGTAAGTATTTTTACGAGTATTTTGGTATTTTTCCTTAGCTTCAACTGCACATTCAGGTGACATTTTTTTGAAAATTAT